CAACTGAAGTGATTGGCGACCCCGTTTGCGTATTTGCCTACGACAGTTTGATGGCGTATGCGTGTTTTCGTTGGGCGGGTTATGAGCCGGCAGCCCACCACCAGTTGATTGCGAAGTATTTGGAAAAGGTCGAGAAGGGAAAGATTAAGCGGTTGATGATTTTCATGCCGCCTCGAAGCGGTAAGTCCATGATTGTTAGTGAATTTTTCCCTGCGTGGTATTTAGGACGCAACCCGGATAAACGGATTATCGCCGCGTCTTACGGTCAAGAACTGGCGTCGGATTTTGGCCGGAAGGTCAGAAACCAGATTGCCGACCCGGTGTATTCCGAGATTTTTCCTGGGGTGGCGCTGGCCGAAGATTCGGCGGCGGTCGATAAATTCAATCTGGCCCCGCCCCATCAAGGCGGATATTTCGCGGTCGGCGTAGGCTCTGCCATTACGGGCCGTGGTGGTTCACTGATTATCGACGATCCCACGAAGGGCCGGGAAGAAGCGGACAGTGAAACCAATCGGCGAAAAATGAAAGACTGGTTTTCCTCCGTAGCGTACACCCGGCTCCCGCCGAACGGATTTATTATTATCTGCCTGACCCGCTGGCATTTGGATGACCTGGCGGGCTGGTTATTGAAAGAACACAAACATGAAAAATGGACGGTTCTCAATCTACCGGCGATTAACGACAAAGGCGAAGCCTTATGGCCGGAGCGGTTTCCGCTAGAGACCTTGCACCAAATCAAAAAGACCTTAACGGCCCGCGACTGGGAAGCGTTGTATCAGCAAAAGCCCTTCATTGAAGAAGGTGGGATTTTCAAACGCCAGTGGTGGAAAATCTGGTCGGACACCAAGCCGCTCCCGGAATGTGAATTCATTATCCAGTCTTACGATACCGCTTATTCTGACAAAGACCTGAAATCCAATTCATACAGCGCCCGAACCACCTGGGGCGTGTTCAAGCGGGCGGATGATGAATGTCATAATCTGATTTTGCTGGAAGCGTGGAAAGGGCATGTCGAGTATCCCGATTTAAGAAAGGAAGCGATGCGGGCCTACGCGGATTATGAACCCGATAAAGTGATTATTGAAAAGAAAGCCAGCGGTCAGAGCTTGGTTCAAGATTTACGGCGGGCCGGATTGCCGATTGCAACTTATACGCCCACCAAAGATAAAGTCACCCGCGCCTATATTGCTCAATCGCTGTTTGAAAACGGGCGGGTTTATTATCCTTCTCGTCAATGGGCGGAAGACGTGATTACCGACTTGTGCCAGTTCCCCCAAGGCGCGCACGATGACTTGGTGGACACGGTATCCATGGCGTTTATCTGGCTCCAATCCTCTTTCCTGGTTTCCCATGCCGATGACGCCAAGCGCCGCCAGCGGGAGGATGAAGAAGACGAGGACTTGCCGAGCAATGTCACCCGCTTCAAGCCGAAAAAGAAACGGGCCGCGTATGGGTGAGCCATGAAAAAGTATCTTCGTTACCCCGGCATTGAGTTCGGCAACGGCGTTCGCTGGAGTTCCTATCCCATGAACGTCTACCGAACCTGTCGAAAAAACGGAATATTCCATGTCAATTCCGGGAAAAGGGTTCCGTATCTTTATACCCACCAGGGGATTTGGTTTCCGAAGTTTTTAAAAAAGAAAGGCAATGAGTAAAAACGAATCGTTAGTCGCGTATGCCTCACGTCAAATGGGAAGTAATGGTTATCCTTCTCATTTAAAAAAAGTCGCTGCTTGTTTGGAAAACATTGAAAAAGGGAAAATTAAACGGCTAATTGTGCAAATGCCCCCTCGAAGCGGGAAGACCTGTTTAGGGTCAGAAGCGTTCCCGGAATGGTATTTAGAACGCAACCCCGAAAAAACAGTTTGCTCTGTTTTTTATAATCCCCATTTGGCTTCTCATATCAGCAAACAAGTGGCTCGACAAGCTGGAAGTCACTACAAGGTTATCGGTGTTGGCGATGATGTTTTTGAAGCAAAGATTGATTTAATTATTATTGATGACCCTACTGCAAACCGGGATGATAGTCATTCCAAGGGTTATCAGCGTGAAATGCGTCATTGGTATACAGGAGCTTTGCGGACTCGTCTAGCCGATGATGGGGCGATTGTCGTTTTCCAAACCTCTTGGAGCAACAATGATTTGTCGAATTGGTTACTAAAGGAATATGAAAATGAAAACTGGACGCTTTTTAAAATTCCAGCCATCGACGAACAGAACCACTCCTATTGGCCGGAGCGGTTTCCTGAGAAAGCATTATCAGTAATAAAAAGCATGATTAGCCCTTATGATTGGGAATCCCTTTACCAACACCACTTTTTAGATTAACTGAATCGCCGGTTTAGCTTAGTGGCAAAGCGGATGGCTTGTATCCATCTGACGCGGGTTCGATTCCTGCATCCGGCTCCACTTAATGATCGCCGTGAGGGCGAACCGAGAGACCTGCCATGCCGATTTTCCCTGCGGAATACCCGAATCTTGCCGCTTTGTCCATGCCTCCCGAATTGGGGATGCCCGAAGAAGAAGGCGAACTAGAGTACGCCACCGAAGCGCACGAACCCGCCTTGTCGATGGTGCCCGTTGCGGCCCCGTCTGACCCGGAACTCGCCAATCTGTTTGCCCTGATGGAAGCCGGGGGCGATGAGGATATTCTCACCGATGAGGAAACGGCGCAGTTGGGCGAACTGTTGCCGCCCGATCCCAGTACCGAGTTTGACGGGAACCTGGCCGATGCGCTGGAGGACAGCGAACTGGACGCCATTGCCAAGCAAGTCATTGAACGCTTCGACTGGGATGAAGAATCCCGTGTGGACTGGTACGAACGGGAAGCCGAGGGGATTCGCTTACTTGGCGTATCGGCCAATGTGGAGGGCGGCGCGGACTTTGACGGCGCGGCGGAGGTGGTCCATCCGATGCTGATGGAGTCGGTGTTGCAGTTCCAGGCGCGGGCGCTGAGTGAACTGTGGCCGCCGAACGGCCCGGCTAAGACCATCGTGTTAGGCACCATCACCCCGGAGCGGGAAGAACAAGCCAAGCGCGTGCAGGATTACATCAACTACGCTTACACCTTCCGCATGAAGGATGCGTTCAACGTCACTGACAAGCTGTTGTTTCGCTTGCCGCTGTCCGGTTCGGTGTTCACCAAGCTGTATTACTGCCCGTTGCGGCAACAGGTCGTGCGCAAGCTGATCAAGCCGGGGGATTTTGTCGTTCCCTACCACTGCGACGATTTGGATGAAGCGGCCCGCTACACCCATGTCTTGCGGCTGACCCACCATGAAGTCAAGAAGCTGATGGCGACCGGGTTCTATCGCAAGATTGAACTCAATGATCCGGTCGATGAAGACACGCTGACCGACACCACCTTGCGCGATGAGATTGACGCGGCGGACAGCCGGGACAGCAGCAGCTATGTCGATGACGAAGACCAGCGCCATGTTATTCTGGAACAGTCCTGCTACCTGAATTTGCCGGGGTTTGACGACCCGGACGGGCTGGACAGTCCTTACATTGTGCATGTCGAGAAAGAACAGCAGAAGGTATTGGCGATCTACCGCAACTGGAAAGACGGCGACCCGTTGCGCAATCCGCGTCGGTACATCACCCACTTCCAATTTCTGCCCGGTTTGGGCTTCTACGGCTATGGCCTCTATCACATCATGGCTGGACTGGCGCGTTCCTCCACGGGCGCGTTAAGGGCCTTGCTGGACGCGGCGCAGTTTGCCAACTTGCCGGGCGGTTTTCGTTCCCGCGATGCGCGGATTAAAGGCAAGGATACCGTGGTGTCGCCGGGCGAATGGAAAGAGGTCGAAGCGACCAGCGAAGAACTGTCCAAGACGTTCTTCCCGTTGCCGTACAAAGAGCCGTCGCCGGTGTTGTTCAACCTGTTGGGGCTGATGGATGAACTGGGCCGGCGACTGGGGGGCGCAACCGAAGTGTTGGTGGGGGACGCCAACACCAATGGGCCGGTCGGAACCACCTTAGCGTTGATTGAACAAGGCCTCAAAGTCATGTCCGGCATCCACATGCGGTTGCATCGCGCCCAGGCGCAGGAGCTTCAACTGTTTGCCGAACTGACGCATGAGTATCTGCCCCCGGAAGGCTATGCCTACGCCATTCCCGGCCAGGATCAGTGGGTGATGAGTGAAGACTTTGACCCGCAGACCGTGGACGTGGTGCCGGTGTCTGACCCGAACATTGTCAGCAGCACGCAACGCATTTCCCTGGCGCAAGCGGTCATGGATTTAAGCAACCAAGCGCCGCAGTTGTATGACCAGCGCGAAGTGCATTTAAACATGTTGCAGGCCATGCGAACGCAGAACCCGGAGCGGTTCTTGCCCCCGGAACAGGAGCCGCCGCGAGCCGACCCGGTGACAGAAAACGCGAACCTGCTGACCGGGAAACCCGTGATGGTGTTTGAGGACCAGGATCACAGCGCCCATAACACGGTTCACGCGACCCTGATGCAGCGGATTCCCATGCTGGACAGTGTAGGGGCCAAAGGCAGCACCAAGCGGACGGAACTGGAGCAGGGGATTCTGGCGCACATGGCCGAACACTTGGCGGCGCAGGTGCGGATTGACTACGGCAATGCCCTGATGCAAATGGGGATGAGTCTGCCACAACAGGAAGTCCCCCCAGAGATTGAAAACCAGATTGCCATGGCGGCAGCGGCAGCCGCACAGACCATGACCCCCGATCCGGGGCCCGACCCGGCTGCCGTTGAAGCGGCGCAGAAAGCGGCCTTGCAGGAAGAAGCGGTACGGGCGGATATTCGCCGGAAGGATGCCTTGTCGGCAGCGGAGTTGGAGCGGCGCAATGCGCTGGCTTCTTCGGAGATTGCCCGGAAAGCCGCGCAGCAAGAGGCGGATTTGCTGAAAGATTTTATTTCAACGAACGCCAAGCTGGCGTTGCAAGCGCAACCGAAAGTGCCGGAAAAACCGATGGGGTGAGGGATGTGGAGCCACTATCCGGAAATTCCGGATAGTGGGGTCGTTGCGTTGATGTGTATAGAGTCGTGCGGCGTGGCGTTGCGTAGAGGCGTGTTGCGAAGCGCTGCCATGCGATGCGAAGCCGAGAAGCTTCAATGGTACGCCCGGCGTCCTGGCCGGGGAAAGTTTGAACGGTGCGTTGAGGTGAGCGGAGCAGCGTTGCGCAAAGGAGCGTCGTGATGAATTGTGCTGAGTGACGCGGCGGTGTGGTGCGTAGCGATGTACACTCCAATCATCCATCCAGGCTTCCATTCCTGGGAAAAGTTCGTTGCGTTGTGGTGAGAAGCGTCAAGCGGAGTGGCGCAGCGATGCGAAACGAAGTGGTGTTCTAAAAACCTAAAACGCCAGCAGCTTCAACGTCTGTGCCGTGGGCAGTCCCATCGGCGTGGAGTTGCTGCAAGCGGCGGACAAGTGTTGCATATTCCGAGGTGTGGCGGTATGGATAATCGCACCCAACACACTTAGATGCAGGTTATGCCGCCGTTGTTCTTCGGAGGTCAGGTGGTTCCATTCCACGGAGGTCAGCCGTGTGGCGGCTTTGCGGCTCATGCGGCGAATCTTGCGGAAAGCGTGCAGACTGCATTCCACAATTTCACTGTCATCCAGTCGCTTGAGTCCGACGCCGTAAACGCAGCCAAAGACCTTGCGTTGCTTGAGCAACCGATCTTGAGCGGCTTCCAACAGATACCGTTTGGTTTGAATATCCCGGCCAATCGTCCCACTAAGTTCATCGTAGGTGATGACCGACCCTACTGCTACTGAATCCAAAGCGGCGACGAGAGCTTGAACGTCGGCGCTGTTGTTCGCAAAGGGAATGGAATTTGTCATGAGTCTTTCCTGTGGAGTGAAAAGGACGTTGCGTTGAGTTGAGTGGAGTGGCGTCGCGCCGCGCCGAGAGGAGAAGCAGCGCGTAGCAAAGTGGCACGTCGTGCGGCGGGGTTACTCCAATGAATCATCCCGGATTCCCTTCCGGTTAAAGGGTCGTTGCGTTGAGTTGAGATGTGTCGAGACACGGTGCAATGCGCTGTGGTGAGGGGCGTGGCGTGGAACTCGTTAATCGCTAACCCATTCCATTTCTACCAACCGAAATCGACCATAAAAGCCGTTGTTTCTTGGGCGAAATCTTCCAATTCCGATAAAGGTTCCTGCTTGCTGGAGGTGATACCGGAAAACGTCTTCGGTAATCATGTCATCAGAAACATAAAAAGGAACCGTGCAACTCCATGAAGGAATGAGTGGATAGGTTTTCACCACCCGCTTCCCGGAGCCGCGTATTCCATTAGAGGGCAGAAACAGATTTTCGGAGATCACCTCATCCTTGTGAAGACCGATGTAGCCAGGGTCCATCACCAAGATGCCGGCTTCAAAGTGTTTGGTGTAATTCGATTTTCCACGACCCGGAATCTGTATTCCCAGAAACTTGGCAACTTCCGATAGACAATTTTTCCACGCCATCGGCGGAATAAAAACCTGACCTTCCTTATCATAATGCAGGCATTCCCGCCACGTCCGTTTACGATAATCATCATCCAGTTCCTTGTTCAACTTCGGGGTTTCGTGGTATCTTGACTGGCTGTAGGGCGAAATGCTTTGCAGTTTGCAGGTGGCGATTTTCAAAAGAATCTCCTTAGAAAAAAACGATGCGTTGAGTTAAGGTGCGTAGTGGCGCGGAACATTAAGCCGCGTTGCTCCGTGGAACGATGCATGGCGTAACGTCAAAATGCGCTGCGTTACTCAGTAAAGCAGTATAGAGTAGATGATTTCAAAAGCAAGTGATTTTCGGACAATCCGAAAAAAAAGATGAAATTTTTTTGAGGTTCTTCCCCGCCACCGGCTCAGGAGGGCAAATGGCCCGCATTGACCGCCAGTTACGGCAAACCATGGGGTTAGCCCACCGCCGCTGGGTTTGGCGGCAGGGGGGCTTCCTGCCTTCTCTTGAGAGGATGAACGAGGTCTGTATCCATGCCCATGAACCGCACGAATCACCCGTCGTTTATTGCGAAGCCGCCCGCCCCGGCGTCCCGGATGAAATCCAAATCCCGCAAAGGCTTGGGCGGGGACATGTCGGAGGCGGATACTAAAACCCGCCGCAGCTTCATTGCCAAGCCAACCCGTAAGAAGTTTCTATCGCCATGAACGATCCTGAATTAGCCACAATCCAGCATTGTGGTCGAGCAACTGGATGAAGCATGGAGCGCCGTTTGGAGTGAGCAAGGAACGCCGGAAGACGTGGCGTATGTGGGATATGTGATTGACCAACTGGCCGAACACTTCGGCCTTCACGATGAAGGAAAGTCTGATGAAAATGCCGATGAGTCCCCCG